GCGCCATGAGTTTGAGAACAGCGATCAGGATGTCAGCAGGAATATCGGTAGATGCGCTACCATATCCGGCAACGTAAACCAACGTACCTGCGCGGTCCATGCGGTTAACTTCCCAACCATCGTTCCGGTGTTTTAGGTAGGACTCCTCGACGAGTTGCCAGTTCTCGGCTGCTTCTGTGTAGGATGTCTCCACGCCCGCGCTGTTCTCATCGTAGATCGTTAGCGATGTGACCGACTGCACCGGAGGTCTGGGTATCTCAATCCGGTCCCGCATATCGTCTCCGTTCATCTCCCACGAATAGGTGCGGGTAATAAGGGAGCGCCGCAGATATTCCTCAACGCGGACACGAGCCGCCTTGATAAGGATCGTCAGGATAGCGTCTTGGCTCGTATCGGACGAGTCGATACGCAACCATTCTTTTGCTTCTGCTGTGCTTACTGGCTCAACAGATGGTGCAGATGTAACGGTAAGCGACATGGCAGATGTTTTTTGAAATGTAGGAGCCGGGGCGGGAATCGAACCCGCTCCACCCCGAGAGAGGAAAGGTATGCGCCTTTACACTACCCGGCTCACCCACCTATTAGGTGTTAGATACGCGAGCGTATACGATAGCCTCCGGCTGGAGGATCTCGTAGTCTACACGGTATGAGTAGAACAGGTTGACCTGTCCGGTTGCAGCGTCTCCGTAGGGATCGCGCAGGACTTTCATGGTCGGAGCCATGTAGTAGCCCATCTGTGACCAATCACCGAAGAAGATCGGATTGTTGTCACCCGTACCGTCAGCGTCGACTTTAGCCGAGAACATGACGGGGTATCCGAGCAGGCTCGGACGGTTGGCGTACTGACCGAACGTGGAACGGATGCCCTGCTCTGCGTACAGGCGCTCGTTGCCCGTCAGAGCAGCGATGTTGCCGTAGGTGGAGCCACGGGTCAGCCATGCGATGTTCGGGCTGTCGAGGTAGAACTGAACCGTATCGTTAAAAGCGATGTCCTCGATCTCACCTGCGGCGATGCCTGCGGCGGTCGTGACTTTTGCTTCCGTACCAGAGGCAGCAGCCTCGGCAACGATCAGGCTGTTGTTCGTTTTCGCCATGCCGCGAGCAACGAAGTTCTCAATGAAGGCAAGCAGGTTGCTCGTCTCATCTTCGAGAAGTTCTTCGCTCAACTGTACCTTCTTCGTGTACTTGACAAGCGTGAAAGCCTGCTGACCGACTGCCGGAGCATCGCGGTCGTAGGAGTTGGCTTCTGCTGTGCTGACAAACTCGCCATCGGCTTCGTTGTCGAAAGGTACGTTAACAGTCGTTCCGACACCGGGGATGCGGGTCAGACCGAGCAGGTCCGTAAGGTCGGCTTCGGACTTCTTGGCGAAGATGCCTTCGAAGTGTCCCGTTGGGACCAAATTGCCACCATCGGCAGCGGTGCCAATGTTCATGTCCGTATTGTTGGATGCTTTGATCTCAACTTCACGACCATCAACATCGTATCCTTTAGCGCCACGGAGAGCGCCCGCATCGCCATCACGTACCCATGCGGCGTATGCTTTGGCTTCGGAGTCTCCGGTGTTTGCGATGATAGCCGGAGCGGACTTAGCTTCGGCAGGTACTTCGACGATGGCAGGAGCGGCTTTAGCTTCTTCCATAGCGTCGAGGCGAGCGTTCTGTGCTTCGAGCATTGACTCGATGCTTTTCAGAACGTCATTGTTCTGTTCAGACATTGTGGTGTCCTCTTGTTCTGTGTGTGGAGTTTCGCCCATGTCAGGCGTTTCATCGATTGCTTCCGACTTGGCTTCTGCCGCAGTTGGCGCAGGGTGATCATGCCCCGCCTCTGCCGTGTCTGCCTCTGGCTCCACTACATCAGATGCAATTTCCTGTGTTGCCGGGGCTGATGCCTCGACAAATTCCTTGATAGACATTACGTGGTTGCGTGGCTCGGCAGGGTTCAGCACAAGCGATGCTTCGCCGAGCGGCCATGTCTCAATTTCTTTTGACCCGTTGTCCGCGTCTTTGCGGCTTACGAGATGACCGACCGCGCCGGACGAGTAGCCGAGTTTGCCCATCTCGACCAGTTCGTTCACCATCTTCTCGTACTCGTCGCGCTTCTCCAGCTGCGCCTCGAACCACAGCCCCGCTTCGGTGCTGCTGATCTCGCCCACGCCGATCTGCCTGTTCTTCAGGGTATCGTCGTAGCCGTGTTGGTAGTAAACGGGGAGGGTTGCCTGAATGCCGAAGTCGGTGGACTTAGTGAAGAAGTCACCGTATAGGTCGGGGTCAGTCGGTCCGCTAAACCTCACCAGATAGCCGCCGATTCGACCGTCACCCAGAGCCTTAACCTCGCCCCCGTAGGCGATGAGCAGTTCGTTATCGTTCATTGTGTCTGTTGATTTGTTGAGCGGCTTACGCGGATCGTGCGCCCAGTTCATTAATGATATATCCCGTTTACTCGGGCATCCGTCTCTTGCGGGTTCTCCCTGCTCGCCGTTACGCATTCTTTCAATAAAGGAGATAGCGCGGTTGGCGTTCTTGATGTGCTTGTCTGTCCAATCGTCTTTGTTGGTTTCGAGCAGTTCAAGATTGCGGGCGATGACTGCCGCCGGGTCTACCGATGCCAAGCGGCTGCACTCGGTTTCGGACCACGCCCGAAGATCGGACGCGCTCATGTTAGCGAGCCTGTTCCACTTGCGATATACCTCGTCGAGTTCTTCCATGCCCCTTATACAGTCTGTGTAATTTGGAGTTCGCTAAAGGATTGCAAGCGCTGCTAAGGCAAGGCAATAACACACCGCTTCGAAAAGGTCTGCTGCTGTCATTTCTTATCTACCCAACCGCCGCCCTTGAACACGGTAGCAGTCCCGCCTGTGATGACGATGCGGCACTCCTGTCCGGTCGTTGGACACTTGGTCAGCGGTGCGCTCTTAATCGAAGCAAAATGCTCGAAGCGTGTTCCGTCTTTGCGTTCGTAGGTGTAGGTCATCTTATTCCCTCGAATATGATGTCTTGTAGTGCTGCGGCGATGATAGTCGCTTCTCCTTCGGGTATGCCGAGGCGTATCAGTTCGGCGTAGTAAGCGGCTATAACGAGAGCCAAATACTCAACGCTCCTGATATTTTTGTCATGCTCAGTCACCGTTATCTATCAGCACAAGGTTAAACTGGAGCGAAATATTGGCGGTATTGTTTGCCACCTTTGCGAAGAATCCAATGTCGCAGGGTCCGACAAACGGACCGCGTGACACGTGGCTCGTTATGACAAGCGTATTCTGTAATCCTTTGTGTAGTGCTTGCAATCGCATTGGCTCGTACGGAGAGGCTACATCGTCCGCTCCGCAACGCTGAAAAAAAGCAATATTGGCGTTCTTGGTTGGCTCAATATCTGCCGCGTAAGAGGTCAAAAAAGCAGTCTTTCCTTTCGGCACAGTATACGCACCGATCAGGCTCTGACCATATCCGAACACGCCATCTTTCGCTAACTGCGCCCACGTAGCACCGCCACCATCTACTCGCAGGGTTATCGTCCCGTCATGGGTACTCGCTGACGTTGATGCGTAGGTGTTTGTATTGACCACGTACATACGATAAACACGAAGCCACGTATTGCTCACGTCTACTGCTTGCGTTCCTTGCAGGGTTACCGTCTCTGTCTGCTCGCGCCAATCTGC